TATGCAAACGCGTGGATTTGCTGCCGTGCAGGAATCGTCCAGGATTCGTGGATAATGAATTTGCGTTTCGCCGGTGCAGGGAAATCGAGGCGAATCCGAATGGATACATTGACTTATGGAGTCGTGAACACTGGAAAAGTTCGATAATCACTGTAGGGCTGACCTTGCAGGATATATTGAAAGACCCGGAAGTGACGATCGGGATTTTTTCGCATACGAGGCCGATTGCGAAGGCGTTTTTGCGGACGCTGATGCGGGAGATTGAGAATAACCGCGTGTTGCACAGGGCGTTTCCTGATATTTTCTATGGGACGGATATTCGGTCGTATGCGAAGTTTTCCGAGGATGACGGGGTGATTGTTAAACGGAAAGGCAATCCGAACGAATCGACGATTGAGGCGTGGGGCCTGGTGGATGGGATGCCGGTGAGTAAGCACTTCAAGATTTTGCTGTATGACGATATTGTGGTGCAGGGAAGTGTGGCGACACCTGAAATGATTGAGAAAACGCGGGAGGCGTTGGAGTTGTCGTATAACCTTGGGACGGTGGGTGGTGCGCGCCGGATTGTGGGGACGCATTATCACTTTAACGATGCGTACAAGACAATGCTTGGGCGGGGGACGTTCAAGGAGAGATATTATCCGGCGAGGGTAGGCGGTACAGAGGATGGCGAGAGCGTTTTGTGGTCAGAAGAAACGCATCGGGAAAAGCGTGTGGCGATGGGCCCGCACACGTACAACACGCAGATTTTGCTCGATCCGCGTGCCGACAATCTGCAAGGATTCAAGCGCGAATGGTTGCGGTATTACACGAACAAGCCGGTCAAGACGAATAATTACATCCTGGTGGATGCGGCGAATGGGAAAAAAAGAGGTTCTGATTACACGGCGATGTGGGTCATTGGTTTGGCGGATGACGGGAATTTCTATGCGCTGGATATGGTGCGCGACCGGTTGAACCTGACGGAGCGGACAGGGCGGTTGTTTGACTTGCACAGGAAATACAAGCCGCTACAGGTGAGATATGAGCGGTATGGGATGATGGCGGACATAGACCACATCAAGACAGAGCAGGAGCGTCAGCAGTATCGGTTTGATATTACCGAAGTGGCCGGACAGATGAAGAAGAATGACCGGATCGGGCGATTGATCCCGATATTCGAGCAGGGTAAATTTTATCTGCCAAAGACGTTGCATGTGACGGATTACCAGAAAGTGACGCATGATCTGGTGCATGACTTTATTGAGGAAGAATATATGGCGTTTCCGGTGGCGTCCCATGATGACGCTTTGGATTCCCTGGCTCGTTTGGCGGAACCCGATTTGCGCCTGATCTGGCCGCAGGAACAGAAAACACAGTCGAGGCCGCGCACGGTACGGGCGGCACACGGCGGTTGGCGTTGACGCCACGCTTGACACCCGATGTGAAATGGTTATGATTGCGCGAATTACGGGTTAAACTACTGTTATGGCAAAAAAACCACGCGAACCGAAGGCTGGCGAAAATACGGCGAAGAAAGACGAATTCGCCGAACTCCGTGAACGATTCACGAAACTGGCCGATATGTGGTCGGAAGACCGTGATCGGTACAAGAAGGACACCCATTTTCTCTATGTGGATCACTGGCCAGATAATGTCCGCCGTTTGCGTGAAAGCAGCCTGAATCCACGCCTGTGCCTTGAAATTGACCAGTTAGGACAGTACCAGCGGCAGGTTATCAACGATTCACGGCAGAATCGCCCGCAGATCAAGGTACGCCCCGTGGATTCAGCGGCAGATATTGAAACCGCACGCATATACGATGGTTTATGCCGCCATTGGCAGGAAGCTGGAAACGCCGATACCTGCTATGACGTTGCGCTGGAATGTTCGACTGGAGGCGGTTTCGGGTATTTCAGGATTCTAAAGGATTACCTGCATGACGGCACTTTTGAGCAGGACTTCAAATTTTCCCCTGTCATCAATCCGCTGACGGTTTATTACGGCGAACACAAGGAGCTGGATGGGTCGGACGCCAGGGAATGCTGGATCGTCGAGGAAATACCAAAGGATGAGTACGAAGCCGAATTTCCTGATTTCAAGACAACCTCATGGGAAGGCGAAACATCGAAATATGGCGATTGGTGCGGAGAAAAAATCCGTATCTGTGAGCGATATGAAATTCGCCTTGAGCCACGCCTTATGCTGTTGCTGGAAGATGGTACGGTCACTTCACAGGAAGATTATCAGATCGCCATTGAGAACGGATTACAGCCTGCGGCAATCAAGGAGCAGCGCGAGATTCCGAAAAAATGCCTGTACTGGTCGAAGTTCAATGGTTCAGAATATATCGAACCGCCACGCAAGGAACCGGGTGATCGGATACCCGTATTCCCGGTGTGGGGTAATGTACAGAACATCGACGGCAAGGTACGCCATGTTTCGATGATCCACAAGTCGAAGGATGCGCAACTGCTCTATGATTACGCGCAAACCGCTTTTGCCGAACGTGTTGGGCAGACGCCGGAGGCATCATGGATTGCCGCCGAAGGACAGATTGACCCCTATAGCAAGGAATGGGATGGCAGTGAGCAGGTGGCGTCGAGAACATATAAACCTATGTCACTAGACGGGCAGGTATTACCACCACCACAACGGAGTTCTCCGGTGGATATTCCTGCCGGATTCGCGCAGACCATGCAGCAAGCCGAGCATGGCGTACAGACATCGCTTGGCATGTATTCCGCGTCGATTGGTCGCCGGGGTAATGCCACTAGTGGTGTGCAAGAACAGGAACAGGCGCGCAAGGGCGATGTATCGAGCTTTCACTATCACGACAATCTGGCGCGGGCGATACGTTCAGCCGGACGTTATCTGGTCTCCGCTGCGCCAAAGGTGCTGGATACCAAGCGCGTCGTCCGAATTCTTGGATTGGATGGCAAGGCAGAGAACATTCAGCTTGATCCTTCGCTGAAATCCGCCAGTGTCACGCAGGGAGCCAAGCAGATATTTAATATCGGCGTGGGCACTTACGATGTCGCCGTGGATGTCGGGCCAAGCTATCAGACTTCGCGCCAAGCGAGTGCCGCCGGAATGCTGGCGTTGGCGCAGGCTGATCCGACCATGTGGCAGACGCATGGCGACCTGATAGCGGAATCGCAGGATTGGCCTGATGCGCAACGGTTTGCGCAGCGCTCCAAATTGTTGTTGCCGCCACAGATTGCGCAGGCCGAGCAAAGTGGGGAATCGCCGGAAGTTCAGCAGGTGAAGGTTCAGGCGCAACAAGCCATACAGGAGCGCGATCAGATGCTACAGATGGCACAGCAGGAAATGCAGAAGATGAGCGAAGAATTGACTGCCTTGAAAAACAAGGAAATGTCGAAGGCGGGTGAGATTGCGGTAAAACGCGATGAAGTCGCCATCAAGGGATTCGAGGCCGAAACCGAGCGCATCAAGGTGATTGAAGAAGGTGCTATGTCGAAGATCGAGACGTTGCTGGCTGCACACGAAGCAAAGGTCAAGGAGTTGGTCGCTGCCGGACAAGAGTTATCCGCCGCCGGACAGGAATTGGCAGGAAATGGTGAAGATACTGATGATATTGCCAAACAGAATATGCAGCAGGAAATATCGAATCAGGTGATCGCAGCGGTTGAACAGTCCCACGCGGAAACCATGCAGGCTGTCGCGCTGATTGTGCAATCCATGCAGGAACAGCAATCCGCGTTGAATCAGCCGCGTATAAAAAAAGCACAGGCCATACGTCAACCTGACGGGAATTACACCATGACCAGTATTGACTCTCCAATGATGCAGGATATGCCGATGGAAGTCACCTGATGACCGCCATCCCCGTTATCCCGCTCACCGCAGCGCAAGCCGTCGACCTAACCGATGCAGGCGACTCGGCGCTGCACTACCACGCTGCCGACCGTGCGCTGGCGAATGCCACAGGCACGCTGGCCGTAGCCAATGGCGGAACCGGCGCAGGCAGCTTCACCGCTGGCCGGTTGCTGATAGGCAATGGGACGGGGGCGGTGGCGACGGATGCGGGGCTGACTTGGCTTGGCGGAGCAAACCCGACGTTGCTTCTTAGCACCATTCAAGAAACAGACTCGCTGGCAAGATTTTCGTTCGATAACGGCTCAATGAATTTTTTTGGAGCAGATAGCTTATACGCTGGGTCCATCTCTCTCTCTGGCGGCAACGGCGATGGAACAGCGGGCTCTATTGGTGGCGGCTTTAATTTATACGCTGGTGGCTCCGCTGGGGCTGGTGGCGCAGGAGGAGAATTCCTGTTATATGGAGGGGACGGCTACGGGACTGGCGCTACCCTAGGCGGTGGGATTACACTCAAGCCCGGCTCTGGTGCAACCAATGGCGTAGGCCATCTGCAAGATGCGTTGTATTCCGATGTCATAACATGGACAGATAACACCACCGCCTCGCAGCTTGGCTTCTTCGCCGCAACGCCTGTCATCCAGCCAGTAGCAGCCACAGCCCTGCACACAGCCCTTAGCAATCTTGGCTTGCGCGCTGCGGGTAGCCCAAACGACTTCGCCTTAGATTTCACCAACACCGCCACAGTAGGCAATGTCACCATCAACAAGGCCAGCGGCACGGTGAATCTCGGCGCTGGTGGTACGACGCTGACGCTGACGAACAGCCTAATCACGGCCAACTCTCGCATCATGCTCACCTTAGCTTCTAATCCAGGTGTCGCCATCGGTAGCCTGTACGCCGTGCCTGCTGCGGGTAGCTGCACGATCAATGTCACCACCGCTGTGGTCAATCAAACCAAGATTGCATTTGAGGTCATCAATTGAACCAACCAAGGAGAACCACCATGCTCAAGCAACTATCGCTCAAGACCGAAACCGGCATCGACCTGTCGAATTACACGGCGGACAAGGCCGCGAATCGCGTCGTTATCACCAAAGGACTGGCGGGCAACTTTGTCATCCAGTCGGCCACGTATGACATCGACACGACCACGACCCCGCCGACCGTCAAGACGGCCATCGGCGAGCCGAAGAACATCAATGCGGACAGCATTACCGCGCTGCGTACCGGTCTGGATGCGCTCGAAGCCGAGATCGCAACGGCACGCGCTGAACTGGATGCGGCGGCGGCGGATATGGTGTAGGCATGTTTTTCTCGGTCGCCTATCCATCATCCATGACCGGCCTGGTGGGCACGGTGGGCTATACGCAAGTCAAAGCAGACGGCACAACAGCGGCAGCCAGAACAACGACAGGCATCGTCGAGCTAGGAAATGGCGCGTATGGCGTCACGGTAACGCCAGATGCTGCAACCGCCATCATCAAATGGGATAGCGGCGGCGGTACGCCGATGTATGCGGTGGAAGATATTGTCCATCGCGCCAACATTTTGCGTGTAGTGGATATTGATGTTGGCGGTGCTGGAACAGAATCTAATCCTTGGGGGCCAATTTTGTGACATCGGCTTGGGGAAAATCATGGGGTTCCGCATGGAATGGCGCATGGGGAAGTATTGCGCAAAACTTGGTTTCAAGTGGCGGTTACTATGAGCCGATCACCCGCAGAAAGACAAAAGAGGATGTCCATGCCGAGCGTATCCTATACGGCATGCTCAAGCAACCGGAGGCAGTACAGGCGATAGAACAGGTTGCAGAAGCGGTTATTGAGGCTGATGCCAAGACTGGACTGACGTTATCTGAACAGGAACAGTCAGCCCTGCTCAAAAACCTGCTTGCTGAAAAAGGCTTGATAATTGAAAGTTTCTTTGATATAAAGCATTTATTGAATGAAGTCATCGAGCTGGAAGTTCGCCGTTTGATTGAATTGCGTTTGATGGCGGAACGATTTGAAGAAGAGCAGATAGTGATGTTGATGTTCAACGAGTTGTGAATTCTGGTTAACTGTTTTAACACGTCAGAGACGGAGAAAATAAATGAGCGACGATGGGATTATTTCGACTGCACCACCGGCAACGCCTGTTAGCGAACCTGCTGCTGCGCCACAAAGCGAATCGAAAAGTGCCATAGAGACCACAGCAGAGCCGATCAATGAAACACAAAATGAAACTGAACCAGCGAAACCAGAGTCGCCCAAGGAACTGACGGCAGAAGAACTGAGGAAGAAGTTTGACCGTGACGCCGCCATGCAGCGCAGGCGGTATGAAAAAGACTTGCAATCTGAAAGAGAAGCGCGTATAAGGCTTGAGGAACAGGTAAGGCATTTGCGTCCGGTTTCACGTGAAATAGAGGGCAATGCGCCGAAACTGGAAGATTATGAGAATTTCGATGAGTATGTGACTGCGAAAGCTGAGTTTATCGCGGAGCAGAAAATCCAGGCGGCTTTAGCCAAGAATGGTGAAGCAGCCGCAGCAGAAAAAGCGAAGGTGGCGCGGGAACAATCCATCGCAGGCTATCAAGAAAAAGTAGCCAAGTTTGTCAAAGAAGCACCAGACTTCCATGAACGTATGGAAGCCGAGGCAAACGACATACCCATGTCTGCGCCGATGGAACGGGCAATTATTGAGTTTGAAAATGGGCCGAAACTAGCGTATTACTTGCTGGATCACCCTGACGAAGCTGAAAAGATTTCAAATATGACGCCAGCAATGGCGGTACGCGCACTCACGCTGATTGAGGAAGGCTTTAAGAAGCCTGTTGCCGTAACACAAGCAACCCCGCCGATTACTCCGGTCGGATCACGCTCAACCAACGTGCGATCATTGTTAGAAGTGACTTCACAGAGCGAGTTCGAGAAGAGACGACGGGAATTCATTGCCAAGCGGAATTGAATTCCGTGAGGCGATAACCTCACTCTAGGAGTTTCATCATGGCTAACGCTTTTGTTGTTACCGATCTGGTAGCACGTGAATCTCTGCGCATTGCGCATGAAAAATTGCAGTTCATCGGCACTGTGGATCGTCAATTCGATTCCTCTTTCCGTTATGACCCGTCAGCCGGTAAGCATGGCCAGACGTTGCGCATAAAATCGCCAAATGTGTATAAACCACGCGAAGGTTCCCGCGTTATGGAAGTTCAGGATCAAGCGGAGATTTCGCAAACCATTACTGTTGCAACACAGGACGGCGTGGATATGCGGTTCAATTCGCAAGAATTGATTCAGTCCGTCGACTCGGATGGCGCTTTCGATGATCTTAGTAGGCATCACATAACTCCGGCTATTTCAGGACTTGTATCATTGATTGAATCAAAAATGATCGCCGCCAGCACCAAGGCAACCTATCAAGTGGCCGGAACCGCAGGCACGGCGCTAACCGATCTGACCGTAGTGGGTGCTGCCCGCGCCAAACTGAATCAGCAACTCGCGCCGAAGGATGGGCAACGCTACATTCAGGCGGATTCTGTCACGATGGCCAGCATGGTCAATGGCATGAAAGGGCTGTTCCAGGATTCAGCACAGATCAAGGAGCAGTACCGCGAGGGCATGATGGGCAGAACCGCAATGGCCGACTGGTATGAAAACGACCGTATGTGGACGATGCCGAATAGTGCTGATGTGGCCGGTGCAATCAATGCCGGTACGCTAACTTCGGGTATTACTGCGCTGACAGTTAATGGCTTCAGCGCCGCGCCGGTTGCCGGGATGGTGTTCACCATTGACGGCACTTATGACGTGCATCCTGAAACCAAGGTGGCTTTCCCGCACCTCAAGCAGTTCACGATCACGTCGGCGACCACAACCACGCTGAATTTCACGCCAGCGGTGATTTACGATACCACCAATCCTCGCCAGAACTGTTCCGGTGCGCCTACTAGTGCCGATGCTATTACTTTTATCGGTTCAGCATCCACGAACTACGTTCAAAACCTGATGTACCACAAGGAAGCCTTTCAGTTCGTTACTGCCGATTTGCCCATTCTTGATGATGCGCACAAATGTGTTCGCGTCAATAAGGATGGATTGTCATTGCGCGTATGGATGAGTTCTGACATTCGCAATGATGAATTGCTGATGCGTGTGGACATCCTGTACGGCATGGCGGCGCTTCGGCCAGAGTGGGCTTGCCGGATGATCGGCTCTGCGGGTTAATCGTATTCATACCATTCTTGAAAGGAAATTATCATGGCTTCATACGAAAATCTTGATTACGGCAGTCCTGACGGGTGCATTATTGGTCTGACTCCGCTGAAAAAGGTGGGTTTCTACGGAAAAGTTCCCGTAGTGCAACGGCCTTATTCGAGCGCAGTTCATGCCACATCAGCCATTTCATCGTCTACTGACTTCGGCGCTACGCAACTGGCTTGGGCGCAGGAAGTGACGAATACGCTGATTGGGTTGGGTGTTTGGGCAACGGTGTAAATTGGGTGGGAGGGCTTCGGCTCTCCCATTTAATCTAATATGTCAGTCACCACGATAGATACGCCATTTAATTTTCCTTCTCATGCTATTAAAGATGATGAGGCTAAGAAGGTTGTATTTTGCATTCCAACGATTTCCAAGCCATATCAGGTAACGTTAGATAGTCTTAAAGCGTCAATTCCATTGATTACGGCGGCGGGTTGGGAAGAAGGAACTGTGTACCAAATCGGATGCCCGTATATCTCTGCGGCAAGGTCTACGATGCTCCGCAAGGCGTTAGATGCCAAAGCGACTGTGATTGTTTTTATCGACCATGATCTTTCATGGGAACCAGAGAATTTGCTACAGTTGATTGAAACAGAAGGCGATGTTGTTGCCGGAACCTATCGCTTCAAGGGCGAGCCGGAAGAATACATGGGCGCTATTTTCCCCGGTGAGGATGAGTGCCCTATTGTCAGGGAAGATGGGTGCATCAAGGCGCATTCCATTCCAGCAGGATTTTTGAAAGTCACACGGCGTGCGGTCAACAAGTTTATTACGGCCTATCCCGAATTGACGTATGGCGAAAAGTGTTCGCCTGCAATCGATTTGTTCAATCATGGCGCGATGGAAGGTGTGTGGTACGGTGAGGACTATGCGTTCGCAAAAAGATGGCGCGAACGGTGCGGCGATATTTGGCTGATTCCCGATATGAATATCTCCCATCACACACCGGACAAGGAATACAAGGGAAATTTTCACAATTTCATGCTAAGGCAACCCGGCGGCACTGACTACAAAGGAGAATCGTAAATGAAATACAGCCTATTCGTACCTAAGCAGGCAGTGGGCGCTAACCTTGTCTATTTTGACCTATGGAATCCTGGGAACAGCTTTCTTGTTGAGCTTGAATCGGTTGTTCCCGTCGTCTCAGGCGCGGTAGCCGTCACCGGTGTTGTTGGCGTTGATCTCATCCTGACGCGGACTTCCGCCGTGGGAACTGGCGGTACTGCGGCAACCGTTGAGGGAACTGACACGACTGCGATGACATTCTCTGGAATCGACAATTCGCAGCCGCTATCCTTGCTCACCCTGAGTGCGCGATTAACGCCGTCAGGTGGCGCAACGGCTGGCGCTGTACTTGAATGGGCGAGTGTATTCACTGAGGAAACGAATGCTGCTGCCTACAATGTGCAGGCCAACATGGTGGGTGCGACACCTGTTATCATTTCACCATCCAGCGGAATTCGCGTTGTTCAAGGTGCAGTGGCTTCTGTCGGTAATATCGGCTTCAATGTTGTTGTCAGTCTTAAACCAAGGTAAGGAGTATTAAAATGGTCACATGGTTTGAACATCCGCAACACGGCAGGCATCCGGCAACCGGCGAGGAGATTGATGCGCTCAAATCTGCTGGATGGAAGCCTTGCCCGTCCTATGGTAGTATTGCGCCTGTTATCGAAGAAGCACCTGTTATCGTTGCACCCACCGTTTCACCACAGGAGCCGCAGAAACGTGCACCTGGCCGCCCTCCAAAAAATGCAGGAGATGTAGGCTATGGCGTCAGCACAATCCCTGATTAACCGTGCGCTTAAACAGATAGGCGCACTTTCTGCCGGTGAAACACCGACATCCGAGGAAACGGATGACGCGCTGACCGCGATGAACGCCATGTTTGGCACATGGCGAAATGACCGGCTGATGGTCTATGCGCTGGCCGATAACAGCCTGACGCTAGTGGTTGGTCAATCATCCTACACTATCGGCATAGGTGGCGATCTGAGCATCACTCGTCCTGTTGCCTTCGATAGCGCCTATACAACGGAAAGCGGTACGGATACGCCAGTCCGCCTGATTGACGAGGCATACTATGACGCGATACCGGATAAAACGGTAACAAGTTCTCTGGTGCAGGTAGCCTTTTACAATCCGACTATGGCATCCAGTCAGGGAACGCTGAAAGTCTGGCCGGTTCCATCAGTAGCTAATACGCTGCATCTAGTGACATGGATTGAACTTGCGCCGATCACGTCACTGTCTGCCGCCATCGTCTTGCCGCAAGGGTATGAAGATGCGATTGCATCGAATCTCGCCCTGCGGATAGCACCTGAATATCCTACCGCTAAAGTTTCGCCCTTGCTGGTCAAGATGGCAAACGATTCGCTGAATGCCATCAAGCGCATCAATAAACCAATGCTGCATTTAACGAGTCCGATGGCGAAGGATTTTCACGGGCATCGGTCAAATATACTGATTGACGCTTGATATGAATATCCCCTTCGTTGGCATGGAATACACATCACGATCCCTGAATGAAAATGCGCAGGTGTTGATGAATCTGTTTCCTGAACTCGATAAATCAGGAAAATATCCTGTTGCCCTGTATGGAACGCCGGGACTGTTATTACTGGGAACCATAGGCAGTGGGCCTGTTCGTGGCATGTTGCCGGTTGGCAGTGTGCTGTATGTCGTCTCCGGCACTGAATTGTACAAAGTCACGACAGCGTATAGCGGAACGTTGCTTGGCACAATCAGCGGCACTGGCGCTGTGTCCATGAAAGCCAATGTAACGCAGTTGATTGCCGTCAATGGCACGACAGGATACATCGTCACGTTGGCGACAGATACCTTTGCGGAAATTACTGACGCTGATTTTCCGGCGAATCCTGTCACCGTAGATTATCTTGACGGGTATTTCCTTGTGAATGACCTCAACACGCAGGCATTTTATTACTCGACGAATGGGCTGGTATGGGCGGCGCTGGATTTTGCTTCCGCTGAGGGCAATCCAGATAATATCGTTGCCGTCTTTGTCGACCATCGGGATCTGTTGCTGTTTGGCGACCAGACTGTGGAATCATGGTATTCGTCTGGCTCGGCAAGTTCTCCATTCCAGCGCAGGGATGGCGCTTTCATGGAAATTGGATGCGCGGCTCCGTTCTCGATTGCCAAACTTGATAACACGGTTGTCTGGTTGGGCAAGGACGATAAAGGCAAGGGCATGGTGTGGAAGGCCAACGGCTATACACCACTGCGAATTTCTACCCATGCCGTTGAGTTTGCCATCCAGAACTATGCGACGATTTCCGACGCCATTGGGTACAGCTATCAGCAGGAAGGACATGCCTTCTACGTGCTGACTTTTCCGACTGCCGAAAAGACATGGGTATATGACGCATCGACAAACGCATGGCATCAACGCGGATATTGGCAACAGGCGGCTGGCACTTTTACCCGGCATCGCTCGAATTGCTTTGCGGTATTTAACGGGCAACTGGTGGTTGGCGATTACCAGAACGGCAAGCTTTATGAACTTGATCTCGATACCTATACAGACAATGGAGACATTCTCCGGCGTGTCCGCGCCTGTCAGGTGATCTATGACAAGAGCACGCTGGGCAGAGTGCTGCATGGCGCGTTACAGGTGGATATGGAAGTCGGTGTTGGCTTGATTAACGGACAGGGTAGTGATCCACAGGCGATGCTGCGCTGGTCAGACGATGGCGGGCATACCTGGTCGAATTATCACTCGCGTACCATCGGCGCAATCGGAAAATACGCAACAAGGGTTATCTGGCGGCGGCTCGGCATCGCCTTCCAGCGGGTTTATGAGTTGAGTATCAGCGATCCCGTGAAGGTCGTTATTCTTGGGGCGGTACTGCAATGACCGTGCAAATTCAATTTGTGCCGCCGCGCATTCCATTTGTCGATCTCAAGACAGGCGAGATTAACCGTCCTTGGGAAGATTTTCTGCGCAGTCTGTTTACGATTGTTGGCGGAAGCAGTGGCGTGATTGACCACGCGACATTGACAAATCTCAACAGCGCTGTATACACCCATTTATCGGCTGTCAATGCAACAGACCTGATTGATGGTGGCGATACCTTGCTGCACTACCACGCATCAGATAGAAATAGCGCGAACTTCACTGGGACTAACTGGACAGACCTGACGGATGCTGGGGATTCTGTGCTGCATTTTCACGCCAGTGACCGGGCGAGAGCAAACCATACCGGAACGCAGGCGAAGAGCACGATCTTTGACTTTCCATCATTCCCTGTCTATCTGTTCAACCACTTCGCCGATGTCGGCAATGTCGGGACGGGGGAAGATGATCTTTATTCGGATACGATTGCGGCGGGACAGCTTGCCAGCAATGGTGACCGATTGGAAATCGAATATGGCGGTACTTTCCTGAATCACGCCACAGCAACGAGACAGTTAAAGGTTTATTTTGGCGGTACGCAGATATTTGCCACTGGCGCACTAACCATCAGTGCTGCATCTGGATGGACTGTTTATGTCAGTATCATCCGTGTCAGCTCCAGCGTTGTGCGCTACATGGTGTCTATGAATACGATGAATGCAGCGCTGGCTGCTTACACGGCGGTTGGTGAAGTCACCGGATTGACACTGGCCAATACGAATGTTTTGAAAATAACTTCAGAATCCGCAGGAGTTGGGGCTGCCGACTCCGACATCGTAGCGAAACTTGGTTCCGTGGTGTACAGGCCGATATGAAAATATGCGATGAACCGCAGGAAGAAATTACCCGCGTGGCTTTTGAAGCATCGAGAGAGGTATTGCCAGAGGATTTCACTTTCGATGACATGCGGAAACAACTAGGACATTGGCGCTTGCGCGGAATTTTTGATAATGATAAATGCGTAGGTGCGATTATGGATAACGAAGGCATTGTGCATATTTCTGTGCTGCCTGAAGCACGTAGGCAATGGGCTTCCAGAAACTTGCTGAAACAGGCGATTCATGGTGCTATGATTGATGGTAAGGTGAGCACGTTTGTATTCAATGGCGATAGAGAACGGGCGAAATTTGCTGAACGGCTAGGATTTATCCGCAAGACTGAAAACGATGAAGTAGCGAGGTATGACTATGTTATTCACTAAAAGACAGGTAATGTATGTTAGCCGAGCGACAGCGAGAGCTATGTCGGCAGAAATGCCCATAGGCGATCCCTATGGTGGCCCCGCCTATGGTCAAAAAGAAGATTGGGGAACTGCCATATCCGTCGGCGGAAGTCTGCTTGGTGGTGTACTTTCAAACGATGCTTCATCCGATGCGGCGAATACGCAAGCGAGTGCGGCTAACTCAGCAGCGCAGCTTGAAGCCCAGGCCGCACAAAGGGCGCTGGAAGAACAGAAGCGCCAGTTTGATCTTTCCCGCTCCGATTTGGCTCCTTGGAAGAATACAGGGAATGCCGCATTAGATCAACTTTCACTAATGACAGGTATTTACCCGCAGAGCCAGAGGTTGTCTAGCCTGGGTTCTATGGGCGGAAGCATGGGTGATTACAAAGCTGTCAATTCTCCTGATTTGATAGATACATCAAAGGGGGGTGCATTTAATCCCAATGCTGATTTATACGCATCCAGTCCAGAATACAAGGCTGCCTATGATAAATTCATGGGATGGCATCAGTCCCGTTATGGGAAATCGCCAAATCTTTCTTTGGGTTCCGATGAACAAATAGCAGAGAAACAGATTCAGGATTTTGGTTTCAATCTTGGAAATTACAATACAAATAAAAAAACATCTTACGACAAGAATTTACAAGATAATTCTGCCGCTGCACAAGCCAAACAGGATGCTTATAGCTTTGCATCAACTGACCCAAGCTATGCCTTCCGCCAATCAGAGGGAAACAAAGGCATTGAAGCCGCCTTGCGCGCACGTGGCATGTATGGCTCTGGCGGTGCACTGAAAGAACTGACCGAATACAACTCGAATCTTGCCTCGACTGAATACGGCAATCAGTTTGGCCGTCTGTCGACATTGGCCGGATATGGGCAGAATGCGACGAATTCAGGTAACACGCTCGGTGCACAGTATGCGGCCAATGCCGGGAATATCGGTATTAACAGCGCGGCCAACTCTGGCAATGCACTGCTGGCCGGTGCGAATGCCCGCGCATCAGGGTACGTCAATAGCGCAAATAACTGGGGGAATACGCTAGGCAATGTTGGTGGCACATTGGCCGACTACTACAAGAGAAATGGCAGTGGCGGTAGTGGTTCTGAAAGCTATCCTTGGAATTATAATTGGTGACATCATGGCTAATTACGGATTACTCGATACCAGCATTCCAGGACAAGCGCAGAATACGCTTGCTTCTGCATTCAAGCAGACACAGGACACGCTGAAAGCCGGGCGGCTGTCTGACTTGCAATATAAGCAAGCCGAGCGCCAAGGAAAGGTGCAGGATTTGCAGCTGCAATCCGCCCAGCGCAACGCGGCCATAGATGCGCGAACGGATGCCTACCTCAAATCGCCGGAAGTACAGGCATTGCAACAAGAGCCGGATAAGGCGAAGGCATATCAGACATTCTTGGGTGGGATCATGCAGATTGGCGGTTTTAAGACGGCGGAAGAGGCGATGGGATACATGAAATCGCGGGCTGAGACAGAAAAGCCGATTACAGTTTCAGCCGGATCAACTCTAGTTAAACCAACTGGTGAGCCACTCTACACTGCGCCGCCTGTTGATAAGGTAGCACCGCGTCCCGCATGGTTGAAAGATGATGGAACAATCGACCAGACGATATATGAAGGATTGAAGGGGCTTAACCCGAAATTCTCAATATCTTCTGGTGGAGGAACTCCATATTCTGTTCCTGTCTATACCCCGCAGGGCGTAATGGCATTCAATACAAGAAACGCATCATTGACGCCATTGCAGGTAGAAGGCACACCAGTAATGCGTGCGACAGATGATCCAACATTGCAAGGAAGAATCACTGCTTCCAAAAAAGAAGGCGAAGTGTTTGGCGAGAAGAAGGGGAATATGGTTGGAACAGAAAACGCATTGGAATCAGTGGGTAAGGCAAAAGCATTATTGAAAGCTGGTATTTATTCAGGATCATGGGGGCCGCTTGGTAAGGGTATTGCCAAATGGACACCCGGAATGGATAAAACAAAAGCATCGAATACTGAAACTTTTATTTCAGAAATTGGAAATACAATCGTTCCACGTTTGAAAGAATTTGGTGGCAATGACTCAAATGAGGAATTGAGATACTTAAAGATGATTCAAGGTGGGGACACTACTTTTGAACCTGCTGCACTGGAAAGCATCCTTAATAGTGTTGAAGCAAAGATTCGGCGCGGAATTGACCGCGTGAATCAGGGGCTAACGCCAGATGGTAGGCCAAAAGCACAATCATCGCTCAAAGGCGCAGCCGTTCCTGTCAGAAGTGAAGCGGAAGCGCTTTCGCTTCCGGCAGGGACAAGGTTTAAGCTGCCGGATGGCAGGACAGGGACAGCGCAATAATCATGGCTAAAACGCTTGTATTCGATACGCCGGAACCTTCCTCGACAGGGAGGCAGTTGGTATTTGATGATGCGTCAGATACTACGCCGCCACATGAAGAAATAACCACCCCGCTAAAGATGGGGGGTGATCGTCTGGCCGATGATTTACGGGAAACCCTGCGCGGAACAGATTGGGCAACGCGGAATATCGCTGGTGCTGGAACTGCGCTTTCTGATATTTACCAAGGCGCAAAGCAAATGATAGGTCTTGGCGACCAACAAGCGATTGAGTTAAACAAAGTCATTTCACAGGAAGCCCCTGTAGGCGCTTTTGCGGGGAATGCAGCATTGACTGCGCTACCCTTTGGGATGGTAGGGAATAGCGTCAAAGGCGCTGCGGCAGTTGGCGCAGGGTATGGCGCATTACAGCCAGTAAGCGGAGAGCAAACGGCTGGAAACATCCTTAAGGGGAAAGTCATCAATACTGGGCTTGGGGCTGCATCTGCTGCTGGTGGTCAGGTGCTTGCAAATAAAGCAAGTGGATATGTTAGCAAAAAACTATCTGATCTAGCAGCAAAGCGTTCAAGGAACGCGCCGATAGACGCCACAATTAAGGAGGCACTCGATGCCGGATTTGCCATACCGCCTGGACAGGTTAACCCAAGTTTTGTTAATCGCCGATTGGAAAGTGCTGGCGGCAAGATTGCTACCCAACAGATGTTTTCTAGCAAGAATCAGCAAGTCATGGATGATCTTGCTCGCAGCGCAGCGAGTCTTGCGCCGGATTCTCCGATTACGCCGGAAACATTAAAGGCTGCGCGTGATGTTATCAAAAAACCATACCAAGATATTGCTGCACTCGGATTATCCGGCCCATTAGATGCTTTGGATGTCGCTCGGAATGAAGCAAATGCGGCTTGGAGAGAATATGGCAGACAAGGAACACGCGCTGCGCTCAATGATTACAAAGCATTCAAGGCGGAAGCAAAAAATATAGAATCCGCTATCGAAAGGGCGCTAATAAAATCAAACAAGCCGCAGTTAATGAGGGCATTTCGTGATGCACGTATTGCGCTTGCCAAGAATCACGACATAGAAACTGCACTCATTGAAGGCGGTGGCTCTGTTGATGCGCGTGCGATTGGCAGAATGTTCCAGCGCGGCGACAAAATGACAGATGAACTCAAGATCATGGGGTCTTTCGCCAATAACTTTCCGAAGATCGTTCAACCTGACAAAATGGTTGGGACGCCTGCGGCGAGTAATTTGACGCATGTCCTTTCTGTACTTGCCGGTGGTGGTGGATTTGCCGGTGGAGGAATCCCGGGCGCATTAGCTGGCGCGGCGGCTGTTGAAGGTGCGCCAGCGGTAGCACGGTCGATTATGTTGTCAAAACCAATGCAACAGCGTTTAATCAATAGCTATGCTCTTGGAACTCCTACCAAGACGCTTGCTGACCTCATGCGCTATGCGCCCATTGGCGGCGCTGTAGGGAGTCTTGAAGCGTTCGGCCAATAGCTGATCCTTTAACCAACACGGGGGCATATTGCGCGCTATGAATAACCTGATACCAACACCGATTACGCCGAATAGAAATGCCGCTAACAGTGGGCCGAATGCCGCGCCTAATATCCAAGTGTCCATTTCGGTATTATACTACAAACAATCAAGGTAAATAATCATGGCAAATCTCACCCCGTCGCCAAAGTTTCAAGCATTCGACACAAACGGAGACCCGCTGAGTGGGGGGAAGCTATTTACATACCTTTCCGGTACATCCACGCCAGCGACTACCTACACAGACGCAGGTGGTGGAACGCCGAATGCGAATCCAGTGATTCTCGACTCTCGCGGTGAAGCCGATGTATGGCTACCAGTGGATGTCGCCTATCGCTTCACACTGAAAACCGCTGCTGATGTTTTGATCTGGACGGTGGACGGAATTTACGGCCAGCTAACGACAAGCGGATTGCAAAACAACACCACCAACTGGGTCGTCGCCGGTGGTACAGCTGATGCGATTACCGCGACGTATTCGCCTGCCATTACCACTTTGGCGGATGGGCAACTATGTTTCTTCCGCGCCTCAGCTGCAAATGCGACGACGACACCGAGTTTTTCGCCGAATGGACTGACTGCGCGGACAATCACGCTTGAGGGTGGCGCTGCTTTGCGTGCCGGCGAAATACCTGGCGCATTGGCCGAAGTTATCCTGCGCTACAACCTGGCGAACACGCGATGGGAATTGCTGAATCCTGCGTTTGCGCGGATCGGAGCCAACGCCGACATCACCTCAGCATCCGCGATGGCACCGTGGAGCAATGGCCTGATCAACGGCGGCTTCGAGCTTTGGCAGCGCGGAGCCGGTGGATCGGCTTCTATCGCCGTGGCGGCATCCAGTGCTGCTTACACGGCGGACAGATGGCGGCTGGAAACGCTGGCCAATCAAGCCTGCACGGTCAGCCAACAGGCGGGGCTGATAGATGGCTCGCAGTATTCGGGGCGGGTGCAGCGCAACTCAGGGCAAACCGGCGTCGGGCAACTGGTCTTCGAGCAACCGTTTGAGCTGGCGGAGATTGTCAAATACCGGGGCAAGACGATTACGGTCAGCTTCCGGGCTTCGACCGGAGCTAACTGGTCGCCTGCCAGCGGCACTTTGAACGTAAGCATATTCTGCGGCACTGGCGCGGCGCGGGCGAGAGCCAATACTGGTTACACCGGCGAAACCACGCCGATGAACAATGCCACCAACATCGCCGCAGGCAGTGCCTCCGCCGCATACAGCATCACCAGCGCAGCCGTAATCCCGACCAATACCACGCAGATGTCACTCGTCTTGTCTTGGACGCCAACAGGCACGGCTGGCGCGAATGACTGGTTCCAGCTGGATGATGTGATGTGGTCGGTGGGCACTGGCGCGCAGCCCTTCGAGCGCATGAAGTTTTCAGCCGAACTGGAACTATGCCGCCCATGGTACGAAAAGTCGTTCAACTACGCCACCGCCCCGGCGCAGAACGTGGGTGTCAATACGGGTGAAGCGAAAGGCATTACTGGCAAAGCCGGTGCAGTGAGCTCCGCCGCCCGCATCATCGTATCCTACAAGACGCCGAAACGTGTGGCTGCGGCAACTATCACCCTGTTCAATCCGGCGGCGGCCAATGGTGAAGTGAGAAATCAAATTACATCTGCTGATCTAACGGCAACGACTGCCGGAAATAATAATGAGAATGTGTTTTTGGTGACTGCCACAGGCGATGCAGGCGGCGCGGTTGGCGATTTGGTGTCAATCCACTGGACAGCCTCAGCGGAGCTATGACATGAAAAAACTACTAGCCTCACTTTGCTTCATCTGCGCACAGGCGCTGGCGTATTCGGAAATCCCCTGCCCAACGCCGCAATCCGGCGATGTGGTGGTTATCGTCGCCGGGCAGTCGAACGCAGGGAGTTACGGGGACGTGGCTTATTACGAGCCAAACAACGATGTCCAGTTTTACTTCGGCAACGGCAAGTGCTATCCGCTGGCTGATGCGCTCGCCGGTTTCCCTGTGCCGCCAATGCCGAATTCAGGCGGCTCGATCTGGACACGGTTCGCATCCATTTATCACGCGGCCTATCCGTCCGGCGGGCGCATCATCTATGCCAACATCGCCCGCAACGGCGTGCCGATTCAGAACTGGCGCGCGCCAGATGGACAAGATTATCCGCGCATCCAGCAAGCCGTTACAGGGCTGGCCGCAAAGGGCTGGACAGACATCAGGGCAATGCTGTTTATGGGCGGAGAAACAGACGCGATGGCTCCCTACGGCAGCGGTGCGCTGGCAACGAGTGCGCTCAATACGATGGTCGACGGTATCCGCGCCAATGGCAACAGCTTCCCTGTTTTTGTTGGCATCGTCTCCACCTGCCGTTTCAAGACGGATGGAACGAGCGCTGGCACAGATTTTCAGGCTCTGTCAAGAACAGAGGCGGCGTCGCGAATGGCGAAGCAGCATGAGATTCAGTCTGCCCTGATGAAAATAGAAGCACCAGTGAAAGGACTTTATGCTGGCGCGAATACCGACTTGATCAGCCCGTCATCGCGTTGGGATAACTGCCACTTGAATGGCTACGGGCAATGGCTTGCCGCGCAGATGTGGTTCGATTTGCTGACGCAAAAAGGACTGCTGCCGTGAGCCTGACGATCCGGCCATTTGCGAATGCCAACAAAAGGTAACCAAGGAGAGTAGCCGTGATACAAGACCGCCGCAACAACGCCGACCTGATCGAAGCCATTGCCGACGCCGTTCGCGGTGAAATTTCACGTCTCACCGTGTCCGCTGAAATGCACTACGAACACCACGAATTTATCAGAGAGTGGATCGAGGAGCGCAAACGCAAGCGCGAATGGCGCGACAAGGTGAAGGCGCAGGTCGGCGGCTGGATGATTATCTCCATCCTCGGCGTGATCGGCACTGGCGCATGGACTACGTTTCAGTATCTGAGGGATCACCTGAAATGAGCCTCCGCCAGACACAATCCAAATTCGCGGCGCTTGTCCCGCGCCTGATCGACAAGGCCATCGAACTTGGCTTTGAGGTCACACTCGGCGATGCCTTTCGAGACCCGCGCGTATTCGGACAGATCGGCGAGAGAATGGGCTATGGACACGCCAGCAGCGCCCACAAGCAGCGCATGGCCATTGACTTGAACCTGTTCAAGGACGGCACGTTTATGGCCGACACAGAGGCGCACAGGCCGCTTGGCGAGTGGTGGGAGAAGCAGCACCCGCTGGCGCGATGGGGCGGTCGCTTTAAGGACGGCAATCATTACTCTTTTGAAGTGGGAGGCATCAAGTGATAAAACTCATCAAGCAGATCATCCATGACTGCCTGACTGGCCGGGACGGCATCACCTATGATCCGGCAAGAATCTATCTTGCCATGGCGGTCAATGTATTCCTTGCAGCAACCATCATGGACGCCGTGCATAACATCAAATTCGACCCGCAAGCATTTGGCATCGGCTTCGGTGCCTTGCTGGCTGGTGGTGGGCTTGGTGTATCACTCAAGGCGGGGACGGAGCCATGAACCCGGATAGCAAAAAAAAATTGCGCATTTCCGATGACGGCTTAACGCAATTCTTTTGCCCAGGATGCCTGCATCGGCACGCAATCCAAGTTGGAGAAGGCGAGCACCCTCACTGGGCTTGGAATGGCGACATGGATAAGCCAACGTTCACGCCGTCGATCCTCGTTACTGGTAGAAAATTTACCCCAAAAGGACGGGCTGACTATGAGGCATGGTATGCAGCCGGGTGTCCAAAAAATGAAGACGGAAGCCTCCATGAGTTTGAGGGTGCTGAATCACGTTGTCATAGTTTTATCACCAATGGGCAAATCCAATTCTTGAGCGATTGCACTCATGGATTAGCAGGCCAAACCGTACCGCTGCCTTATCTGGATAACTGACATGAACCTAGACCTCGTTCGCGCCATCCCCACGCCCTACATGCTGCTCGGCATCGCCGCGCTGGTTGCCGCGTCAATGGGCTTTGGCTATGTCAAGGGCATGAACCACGAAGCCGACCGGCACACCGAGTACGTGAGGCAAGTCACCGAAGCAAACGCCAGACTGGAGGCAGAAAATGCACGCATCAAACGAGAGACCAAACGCATCAACAAAGAGACCACGGCAGGCTGGGCTGCTGCTGTCGATCATCTGCGCCGCCACCCTGTCAGCGTGCGGCGGACAGACTGTGGTGCAGCAAAAAGCGCCGCCGTATCCGCCAGTGCCGGACGCCCTGAACCGGATGCCGCTGAACGCGGACTTGGTGCCGGACTCAGCACGCCCATTGAGATACCGGCAGAGCAGTGCGAGGCCAGACTGAACGCGGCTGCACGAGATGCCGCGCAGGTCATGTGGTTGCTGGATTGGGCGGCTGCGCAACGAGAGGCTACGGAGGATTGAAATGGACGACGCCGACTACGCATCAGACCGCGAAGATATTGCCCGCGAACAAGCCATCGCCGCTGTCAGGCGCAGAAAGAACGAACTCCCGCCGATAGGATTCTGCTATTACTGCTCGGAGCCAGTGCCAGCCGGTAGCCGATTCTGCGATGCGTCATGCCGCGATGACCATGAGACAGAGCAGCGGCTAAGGTCACGCTAACCCTTACGTAGCCGCAGCACCTTCACCGGCTTCGCCTGCTCCACTCGCGCATCTTCCGCCATCTGCTTGCGGATGCGCGCGAAAGTCTTGGCGACATCCGTCAGGCGCGACGGTGTGTATTTGAATCGCATGTCTATTTTGTCGATGTGTTTCATGGTTTCTCCTCAGTTCGTTTCCGCTTTCATGCAACCAGTTTCATTACCATCTGCGCTGCGCCACCGCGCCTCACCGTTCATGCACCGGATAAGTTGCTCCTCACTCGCCGCTGCGATCTGCTGCGCTTCCAGCGCTTGTTCGCAGTAGTCAAGTGTCATCGCCAGCAGCAGGATGGCCAGCGCGGAAACGAGGTGCAGGGTGTAGGACTTTTCGCGGATGATGAGCGGGCGGATTGGGGTTTTAGGTTTCATTGCTCACTTTCTTGGAACCAAAGTTTGCTACGTACCACTTGTCAATTTCTTCTGACGACATAGAGTCAATTTGCTCATCAGTAAGCGCTTGCCCATCAAAATGCGTATTCGCGCAATCCTTGTGAAAAGGTACATCACAATGAGTGCATCTATAGACCGCTTCCCAGCTTTCAATTTCCTTGCCACATCCAACGAGTCGAGCTGGTAGTACATCGTTTTGTCCGCAGATAGGCGGGCGGATTGGGATTGTGGGCATGGTTATTTCCTCTCAAAAGTGTCTGGTATCCAGCCGATCAAGTCTGAAAACAGCGCCGTGTTACTGCTCATGTAGAACGAGTTGCTGTCTCCCTTGCGGACGATGCAGTAATGCTCGCCGCCGTTCTTGTCGATCCCAATAAACCGAAACCCGTCCTCGTTCTTGATCTTGGAAAGAGGGATGAGCTTCGACGGCCCGCAGTAGTTCTTGCTCATCAACTCGTGTGGCATCCTCATGCTTGCTCTCCTTTTTCAAAAGTCGGCACCCCAAGGGCACTTCCTGCGGGGCGCGCTGGTGATACGGCAACCGGCGCATCGACCTGCACATGCTGCGGGGATCGCTGGTAGTTGTAGCGATCAAGGCTCATCGCCAACCGCACGGCCATTGCCGCCGTCTGAATTGCCTCCGTCCGCACGTTGTCCAGAGTGGTCTTGTGGGGTTCGTAGGTCAGTTGCAGCATGTCTTTGGTTAGCTCACCGAATTCCTCCCCGAGGACGGCCAGCGCGTGCAACGGATCAGTTGGCCAAGTTGGAAACTTCTGTGTTGCTTTGGTCACTTCGGTAATGATCTGATCAATTACGCTCATTTTTTGCTCCTTTGGTAAAAGTCGGCGCTGGCGGGACGGCAACACTTCCCATTGCGTTTTCACCGTTTTCTGATAGCTTGCAAATCCGGATAAGTTCTTTTTCTTGAGCAGCCCTAACAGCCTCCCAAGCAGCCTCCCTATCAGCATCCCTAGCAGCCCTAGCAGCCTCCCTAGCAGCCAAAGCAGCATCACAAGCAGCATCCCCAGCAGCCAAAGCAGCAGCCCAAGCAGCCTCCCTATCAGCATCCCTAGCAGCCCTAGCAGCCTCCCAAGCAGCATCCCCAGCAGCATCCCAAGCAGCAGCCCCAGCAGCATCCTTAGCAGCCTCCCTAGCAGCATCTAATTCTTCTTTTGTGGCTTGGCCATTTGCGAAAGCCTCGGCAACATCTAGCGCGTTCAGGCTTCGTTGGTCGGTCATAAGATGCTGTACTTGTCTAGCGCACCAAACTGTGTACAGGCGTATTTTTTTTTCGCAACCTTCGACGGCGCGCAAGCACCATATAGCATCATCTAACCCGTTGCTTTCAAGGATTGCAAGGATTGATAGTGGATCATCATCGGCTTTTGTTTTGCCGAGACTTCTCAGCAGCTTTTCCCATCCCGGCTCACATGGCTTATGCTTTCTGATAGCGGTTAATGTGGTCTGCATTTCACTTCCCCTCAAAAGTTGGCACTGGTGATACGGCGGCCTTGCCATCCTGGATGCGCGTTGCCAGCAGGCGCAGTTCGAGCGCGGTGGTGAGTGCGTCGTCGTGGACTGCTTGCGCGAATGGCATCACTCGCCAATCTAGGTTTCGCGGATCGCTGTTGCCCCATTCGCGCATCTTTACGGCAGCGGATTCCAGCAACTCGGCGGCGTGCAGCAGCGTGGTCTGGGCGGTGGTGGTCATATCCTGCAATCCATTTTCATCGCCTGATCGTGCCACCTGTCCCACAAATCAGGCTCGCCGGTGAATATGAAAAATAGGCCAAGTACACCGGCAATCAATACTGCCATCGCCAGCGATTCAAAGAATTGGTTCATCCTGCCGCCCTCCCAGTCTCGCCACATGCCTTACATGGCCTGTACGTTGTCCCCTCGGTAATACTCCACCTGTAAAATTGTTTCCCGCTACCAGTGCATTCGGCGCACTTGCCGGTTTTCTTCTTCCATTCCTGAATCCATGCTTCATGTTCTTGTGGCGCGATGTATACGGTTTTGTCAGTGGCTACGTCGCGCTTTTCCCAGTTCGGCAGGCCTTTGTATTTGCCGCGCGTTTTGAGTGGGGCAATAGCGCCAGTAATTCGGAACAGCTTTGCAGATGAGTTTGCGTCCGGCGTATGGCCAATGACTTCGAGATGGTACGAATTCCACTCTGGCGGCATGCCAAGCAGCTCTCTTGCTTGTTCGGTTAGCAGGTTCACTTTGCAACTCCTTCCTTCAGTTGAACGTGATGATCGAATAGATGCGTGCCATTTTCGTCCACATACTCCGTGTCGATGGTTCCCTTGCCATCGTCGATCCACACGCTCGTTTCCGGCCACTGAACGATGTCTTCAACTTTCTGGCCGGAGACTTCAGCGAGTCCAAATTCAAGCAGCGCCGACATTGCCTTTACCTGCTCCATGGCGATAGCGAGTTCATCCATGCACGTCTTGATCCGGTCGGCAGGCACCATGTCGAATATGTCTTTTATCGTGGTGAGTTGATATTTCATAATTTATCCTTTCAATTTAATTTTCCCCGGCCCAGCCGCATGAGCATCGCGCACGTGGTCTGTAAGTCCGGTAATCTTGACCCGCTTCCCACATTGCGGACATCTGGTTTTCGTCTCCCTGTAGTGCGTGTGCGTTGCAGTCTTCAGCGCATCTACACGCTGGTCTTTCTGGCATCTGTGACAGCGACGTGGATAGTCGACCGGCTCGCCAAGATAGACGCCGCAGCCCTCGCACAGCGTGCCATCAAGGATCATGTCTGTTAAATCGCCCATTATTTATCCTTTCAGCTTGATCTTCCCCGGCCTGACGCGGCCAGCGGGCGATACGGTCGGGTTATCCGGCAGCAGCCACGGCGATGTCTTCTTGGCGGGATCGAGCTTGTACGCGCCGCTGATCCTGCCCGCTGCGCAGAGTTCGGTAACTCTATGCCGGCATACGCCGAGCAGTTTGGCGGCTTGGGTGACAGAGATCACCGAAGCACCTCTGCACGGCTGTCTGCCGCTATGGCTTTTAGAAACAGGGATTCAGATATTGGTGAGGCAAGTTGATCTTCGGTGATTGGGTTCGCCATAAAACATTCACCTGTTCCAATGTAATCGACTGTGAATTTTGTCACGTTGTAAAGCGCATCGCCGTCAATGCATTTATAAGTACCGACGCCAGGCCAAGCGGTACACGAAGTCCATTCTTCAGGACGCTTTTCAATCATTATCACTTCAATCACGAATTTCTTGGTTTCCATTTTCTGCTCCTTTGGTTGTTTAATTGCTAAATCTTGCCCCGCTCTGCATCTTTCCTGGCCTGCTCCAGCAGATATGCGCCGACATCGCATCGCAGGCAGCCGACATTAACTGCCATATTCCCGTAACACATAACAAGATCGGCGAGTGTCTTCTGCGCCGACTCGCTATCGGCAATCAGCACAGCCAGCGCGTCGATGACATACTCAGGATCGCGCATTCGCGTGTAGACGGCATCTTCAATGCGGCGCTCGGTAGCCTTTTCGTCTGCAATCTGGCGCGGGGTTGGCTCTGGCGGTGTGTCTGGTAGTTCAAACATTTTCAATGCTCCTTTGTTGTGTTGTCTGGTTCTGTATCACAGACTAATTCGCTGACGTCGCCTTCCCATCCGCATTCTTCGCACCTTCGCCCTTGGGTATCTTCCTCGCCATTTTCATCCTCGTAGTCGGTTTCTGTAATGGTCGAGTTTCCGCAGCGGGGGCAATAAATAAATCTCTTTGTGCTGTTCATGAATTCTCCTTTGCCTTCTTCGCACGCTTCAGATGCCCGCGAAGGCTGGCGTTGCTGCGCTCTAAGTGTTGGCGAATGCCGCGCAAGCGAGTAACTTCGTTTTGCGCATAATCACGCTGGCGAATTAGCTCGTCATACCGTTGTGCCATCTTCTCTACGGCGTCGGCGATTCGTAGCAGTGCGCCCTGATTGATCTCCTCATTTGTGCAGCCAAGACCGGCTTCTTTCCCCCAGTCCATGCTGCTTGCTTCTCTGAACCCTCTATGAGCCATGATTGCTCCTTTCGTTTGGGTATCCGGCAACCATCTGGCGCGGCGTTGGCTCTGGCGGTGTGTCTGGTTGATAGAGTAATTCTCTTGTGTCTGGTTGTTCAAACATTTTTAGGTCTCCTTTTATTGTGGGTAGAGCGCATCTTCAAGATTGCCTCTGCTATTGCTTCCGCATCGCGTCCGGAGGCGGTTTCATCGGCCAATGCCGCAGCAGCTTCACACGCCGCATCCCACGCTCTTCGCTCCCATGCTTCGTGTGGGCAGTTGTCAGTGTCCCCATTCAGTTGCTTGTGGTGCCATTCGTCAAAGTCCATTGGGGTGGGGTTAATCACCATAAGGATGGCTCCTGCCAAAGTAGTAGCTCATGTTTGGTGCATTTAATCTTATCCGCAATCTTCGTAATGCCTCTTTGCACGCCCATAGTTTTGCCGCATTAGTGCCTTTGGGTCTCATAAATGAACTGTCACGATCTACTGATGATTCAGGTATTTCCACAAACTCAGCCTCCCCTTCTTGAATGTTTCGGCCAAGAAGTGCAAATCCGCAATTGCCATCAATCCCTAACTCTGCGCGTTGTGTCACGTTTAAGTACATATCCTATTCTCCTTTCTCTGGGTATCCGGCATCCTGCCATTGATCCGCCATTGCGCTCGCTATGCCAGGATACGTCCTCGATCTGTTCTTCCATCGGTCTGGCCCAGGGGGTTCTCTCCAGCATTTTTGTTCCCTCCCTTCAACAATATCGGTAGGTACTAATTTCGCCAAACCTTTTAACCACAAGCAAGTCGTTTTTGTGTATGGGTCGCCAAACATATACGGCTGAATCACCTGATCCGGTTTCCGAATGCGTGATGAAATGATACTCACTGGGTTCTCCAGCGCGATGCGCTTGATCGGCGCGGCCAGTAACAGACGCACGAAGTCCAGCGCCTCGGCCTGCTCCGCCTGCTTGTGCCTGAACCATCTGGCACCGCTGACGGCAAGATGCGTGCACGGCGGGTGAAAAATAGCCAAGTCCCAGCCTTGATCGAGTAGCTTGCTGACATCACCTTGAATATGAAATTCAGAATCATCCTCGCTTGGCAGCAGATCGCAAGACCACGCATCATGCCCACGGTCTCTGAATGCCTGCCTGACGCGGCCTGAGTATTCGCAACCGACAAGCACTCTCATAGCCCGGCATCCTGCAACACGGTTAATTGGCACGCCAGCCGAT